ATATCCAGTCGAATTGAGGTTGGTTCCATTCAACCCAGCGATGGTGACATTGTTGCCAGCCACAGCCGTGACGATGAAATACTTTTGATTGATCTGCGTCATCCCACCGACGCTCTGGACATAAATCCAGTCGCCAATGGAATAGGTATGTCCGGGGATGGTTAGAACGCAAGGATTGGCTTTAGTCGCTGCGGTTATGGCAACGCCAGTTTCGATGATTGGCGATCCGCGATAGAAGAACCGGATATACCCGTCGCCAAACTCCAACACATAACCAACGGTAAAGCTGGCTTGAAAGGAAATAAGCCTCACCGGAGTCGCGGATTTATACGCCTGTAGAATGTATCTGGTGCCAACTCTGGTGCTGGCTCCACCACGATAGTCCACAAAGAAATTCTCAAGCAGCGCCGCGCCAGCCTTGTACTTGGCGAGGTCAACACGCGCGAAGAGATTCGGGGACCATTCGCCAGAGTTAAAGCTTGCTTGGGCAACGATATGAGGCATAGGTTTACCTTACAGCACAGGCCAAAGTGGCCCCCAGTTGAACCCATACGAAGACTGTGTGTAGATATCAGGATAGTCGATGCCGCGAACCCGAATCCAATCCGGGGTTACGTCGTTGATGGTCAGGCCTTCATTGCCATCACCTTCGCGGGCTTCTTCGATCTTGCGATTGGCCATTTCAATCGCCATCTTAGCGAGGGTCTTATCGCCAGCGAGCGCCATACAGACAGTCGCCCCAAGAATTTTAACCAACGCCTCTTGGAATGAATCGTCCATGACATTCAGGTCAGTAACGTCGCGGCAGTAGACCAACGTGGCGTATTGCTGATCGGTCAGGATCACGCGCTGGGGAGCGGCTGCACCGAAGGTAAGGTTGAAAGTTGCGCCTGAACCTGAGCCGGTTGTAGAGGCTTGTGCGACTGGGTTGGTCTGGGTGTTGAAGTAGCTGCCACCTTTCGCGGTGGTCGAACCCATAACCTGATTGACAACCGATGCGCCAATGATAACGCCAGACAGCACCGAGTCCACTTGAATCTGTGCAGGCGCACCAATCGGGGCTTGGCCTTGGGTTGTTCCGGGGAGGGTAATGATATCCCCAGCCACATAACCCGATCCGCCATTGGCAATGGCAACGCCGGTGACCGGCCGGAAGGTATCGGTCTGAACGGTAAACTTAACCGGCGGGCCTGCGGGAATGCCAACGCCAAAGCCAATCTGGCTCACCGGCGGAATCCACGCAGCATAGACACAATCAACCGGGTATTGATACTCATAAACCCACGGCGGGGAAGGTAGGCCCGCGGACCACGTTGGGCCTAACGCTGTTGATGATGTGTTCTCGGGAGTTCCCGGAAGCGACGTGATATACACCAGATTCGCCGTTTTGAGCGCACAGTTCCACGGAGCCATACGAAGCAGGGCCTTGCGGATCGGGTTGTACGCAAGGTTGATCTGGATCGCTTCGTTGGTGGAATTGTTCGCAAGCTCGGAGTCGGTCACCGTGATCCGGGTGCCGAGAACTTGCAGCGCGCGATTGGCGATATCGGTGAGAGTGGTCATTTCTTAGCTCGCTCTGCCCGAACCTTGATGATTTCATTGTAGCTATTCAGGGCACTCGCCTGCTGGACAATCAGGTCCTGATCCTCGGCGGAGAGCTTTTTGAAAGCCTCGCCCTGTGAGAAACTGACCAAATCGCCGAGCCGCTCTTCTGCCCATTCGAGTTCGGATTTGAAATCTTCGTCCATTATCGCTTTCCCTGTGTTCCACAAGTTCCATGATTAGTGCCACCAAGTCCCGGGCCCTGACGTGTCTGGGTCGTCGGTCCTTTCGGCGGCTCATAGGGAAGGTCCTTCTTTTCAGGCTTACCGCCGTCAGACGTACCAAGTTTTGCCATGAGATTCTCCTTAGTTTCCGCCGCAGTTGTAGTAATAGACTGCGGAAGCTGTGCCACCGGATATGGTGAACGCGGTTTTGGATTGCGCAGAGATATATGGGATATTGGCAACTGCTGCTGGCTGCGCAGCAGGGGTGATTGTGCAGTAAGCGTTGGTTGCAAACGGTGTTGCAAATGTAGCAGTGCAAGCAGTTGTGGCTGAGCCAAATGTAATCTTGCCAGAGTTGGAACTCGAACCACTGTCGATCGCCGGAGAGCCGCCGCAGCTGGACAGGGTTGGATTACTAGCTGCCGAAGTTAGCAAGCTTGAGAAAGTGTAGGTCCCCGCACCCGTACGCTGGATATATCCAGTGCCAGAAAACCCAGTGATATTATCGAGGCAAGTTCCTGAAGCAGCGGCACAGTTGGTACCGCCGTAGGCTACAGCAATCTTATTCCCCTGCCAAGTGGCAACAGAGATAATCCCTCCGTCAGTTATGTCGAAGATAGATGCACCATAGGCAGAGTTGATAATTTGCCAGCTTCCGGTTCCGGCCACGCGCAGGAACTTGGAACCGCCTGTAGCGTTCGTTTGCTGGATTTCGCCGCCTTGGTCCGAACCTGTGAACCCAGTTAAAATGAGAGAGCGTCCGGCGGAAGCCCGGGTAACAGATAGCTGACCATTGGGGTCCAGCGACATACGCGGAACATCGATGATATTTCCGGTGAAGGTAGTTGAGAGCCAGTCAATGCCTTTGGTGACCGTGCCAGCACCAGAGACAATCAACGAACCTGAGGATTTAACAGGCAACGCGCCGCCACCAGCACTGAACTCGATGCCATTTTTATACCCAGCACCGCCGGTTTGTGTAGTCATCCACAACCCAGCATCACGACCAGAACCAACGCCGGTAGAGGTCGAAACATCGACAAGTTGTAAACCAACCTTATCAGTAATGTTTCGCCGCACATCGGTATTGAACTCACCGCCATAAGCAGAGGAAGTTGCCAGTGCTCCAGAATCTACCCAAGCATAACCATTAAATCCAAAGGCATTGCCTGAGCCACCGGCGGTGATATGTGCAATGGTTTCAATCGGAACGAGAAAACTTCCGGCGACCGAAATACCAGAAGATAACTGAACAACAACTGAATTGCGATACCCCGTTGCGCCTGTTGCAAGTGTATGGGAAAAGAACCATGGGGTGTAGAAATTACCAGCCCCTACATTCTGAGTGTCAGTATAGGACCAAGTCTGCGGTTGTGTCCACGTATGCGGTACATTCAAGAAATCCGCAACATATCGAGTGTTGGCACAGGCATTAGAGTTATCGCCTTGAGGCTTATTGGCGCAGAGAGTGTTCTGAGCGAAAGCCGGGCTCGACAACAAGCTTAAGATGAGAGCGAGGATTTTATACATTGGAATCCATCACTGTCAAGGGGTTGGACGTACCAGCACCAGTTATAGAGAACGCTTGAAATGCGCCTTGACACTCACCTTCAATTACGAGGGTTCCGCCGTTGCCATAGACTCGAAAGCATCCACCAAGCGCCGCGTTGGTTGGAGACAACGCCACATTCGAGCCTGTAGTTTGAACATTCGACGGGGCAATGAATAGATCATTCGTCCCGGGATTGTGAAACAAAATCTTCTGGCGAAACTGATTCGCGGCAGCAACTACAGCCGCCGCGTTCTCAGAGATATTGTTGTAGGCATAAATCTTACCCCCACTGGCCGACGCAAAAGCCAGTGGCGATCCGGGGCCAGTGGAGATAAGACCCATGATTAAACCCTCCGAGTGACGGATTCGAGGACCTTCTGATTGCTTTCGGCGAGCTTGCCGATGTTGGCAATCAGATCGGCCATGCCGGGGATTTCAGCCTGCTTGGCGGATGCAGCCGCCATTTCAGACTGGAACTTGTCAATCAGCGACTGCGAGAAATCACCAGCCATCGATTCCGGCCGGGCCTTCCACAGATGCTCATAGGTGGCAGAGATTTCCTTCGCCTCATCATCGACCGGCAGCATATCTGGGGTAGGATCGCCGGTGAAGACAATGTCAGAAGACTCGCCTTTACCCTTGTAGCAAACAATGATTTCGCCATCGGCGTTGTCTTTGTTGCCCCAACGGTTCGTCCAGCAATCCGGATCACGGATATCAAGCAACCGCGGAACAGGGAACTTCACCCGCTGCGGTCGGCCGGTTGTTCGGTTGGTTTCTTGGTATTCCCATTCCTCACCTTCGACGTTGAGGTAATGGGCTGCCATCAGTTTCCATCGGGCCATTTTAATTCTCCATCCATTCCATGCTGATCGTAAGGACGCCAGACGAAACGCTGACGCCATTGAGATTCACGCACAGCTGCTGGCAGGGTTCCTTTTAGTT